TTCTTGTTTCTGCCCGTGGATTTAATAACTGAAGTCCAGCCTGTTTTAATCCAAACATTATACCTCTTGGTGTTAATATAAATTTACTAAGTCTAAAAACATCTGCTACCGTTCTTGCTGCTGATGTAACAAAACCACCTCTAAATAATCCTTCATCTACAGCACCTAATCCACCTGGACCCCATTTATCACCTATATCTTTAAGAATAAATGGTTGGTCAAATCCAAATACGGTATTGTCACGGGCTGGTATATTATATGGTATTCTATCATCAAATCTAAATTCTTTCTCTTCACCACCAAAAAAAGTATATCGTGTATCTACAAAATTAGAACCATGTTTTTGTGGGGACCATTCAGAAAATGGTTTTAATGATTTATCGGTTTGTGTAAAAACTTTAAATTCAGGTGTAGATGGTTCAGATGCATTTTGAATATACATACCACCACGATTAAACCCAGAATCATAAATAGTATCCATTAATAATCCATCTTGGGTAGCAAATATACTACTATATGCTTCTATTGGTGTTGTTTGAAAATCACTTCCGTGTGCTCCTGATGATATCGGTGATGTATCTATTGTTGTTTCGTAAGCTTGACTTGTAGGACCACTTAATGTTATCATACTTACATTATGAGTTACAGTAGTACCAGTTGTTCCATAAGTGTCATCAGTTGCATTATATAATCTAACATCACTTCTGGATCTAACATCACTTTGATAACTATCATATCCCAACCTACTCATAAAATCATATGATGATAAGTTAGAGTCTCCTATTGGTGATTTAATATCCTGTGAACCTATGTGTATCGAGCCGTCTTTCCAAGGTTGAGTGTCTCCAGTTTCATCAAATAAATCGGATCCAAGTGTAATATGTGTGTATGGTTGAGTTAGAAAATGATTTTGATAATGTTTGTAAAGTCTATCTCTCATTAATGTATGATTAAATGCACCATCAATACCTGTAAAAGTAATACCATTAGAAGAAATACTTGGTGCACCAACTGTTTGATTTAATCCACCTTGTGATTCAATGTAAATACCATTATAACCAGTTAATCTTGAAAGTGAATCAATACTATGTGCGTCTGCTAATTTTGGTGTGTCACTAAATGCTTCTATCGTGAATTGAGTAGGTCCAGTTGAGTTGTGTTGTGATATTACATAAGGTAAATCAGTTCCAAATTCAAATGGATTAAAATTTGGTGATGTCAATCCAATTTTACCAAGTCCTACACTGCCACGAGTAAATGATTTAAATATAGGAGTGGATAATTCATCTATATTAGTAATATACATATCACTACGATTAAACCCCGATATATGAAATTGTGTTCCATAACTCGAATGTAATTTTTCTGTATCAGTATATTGTGAACTTATAATTCCTTCTACGGTATTAAACTGACTACCAAGTTCCTCATCATATCGTGAATAATCAATCGTAAATGATGGAGATGGTCCAACTTCAGGTATTGTATGTCTTAATGTATCTAAACTTAATACAGGTGGAGTACCAGGTGATAATAATGAATCGGCCATATTAAAAGAAAATCCGAGTGGTAAAGTTTCAGGTCCCCAAGAACCTTGTACACCACTTAGGAAATCAACTGGTCCCGTTTTAACTCCACTACCAAATGGAATATATGGAAATCCAACTCTATTTGTCATTATAGTAATAGCATCTTGATTAGGTCTATCAAAAGTTTTAGTTCCCGTAATTGTATATCCACGAACATCAAACGACTGTGGATTATCATTTGGTGCTACACCAAAACCTACACCATCATCAAATTTAGAATGTTCATCTGGATGTGGTGGTTGTGCTGGAGTTGGTCCTGTAGTTCCACCGTGGCGACCGGCTGTTCTACTGGTATTAATTCCAGCATTATCATAATCTGTATATTTAAAATTTGATAAATCAGTTAATAATTCTTTTAATGCCATTAGTTCTATATCTCCTAATCCGAAATGTTACTGTACAGCCTCGGATATGGTGCCCAAATTCCTGTTTGCTACTGTTAATAGACCTGGGGTTTGACTCATTACACCAATTAATTCTTCTAATTTCGTATTGGTTTGCATCAGTTGTTCCTCAACTGGATTTCTTCCTTCTGACTTTGATGATTCTTCTTCTCCGCCACCACCGAGTGAAACTCCACCAAGTAATCCCAGTTTATTCAATGCAAATAATACAGGAAGTGCAGGGAGTAACGTAAGTGCTCCAAGTGCCATAGCCCCCATACTAACTCCTAATACAGTAAAGGACTTGGCTAATAACAAAATGGGATCCGCCATTGTTGCCAATTGAGTTATTTGTTCAGTTATACCCGAAAAAGAACCTGAAATCATGTTCATTCCCGTTCCAATTAAACTTAAAGCGACTCCAAGTCCCAATAATGCAAGACTCATAATACCTAATGCCTGTGATCCCAATATAATAAGTGGTGCCATAGTTCCAAGAGCTCCAAGTGCAAGACCTAATCCTAACATTGCGGCCCCACCAGTTACAACCTGTGCAAAATCACTATCTGTAAATGATCTTAAAGCCAATGAAAATGGTATGAGTGCTATACCCATAACTGCCATAGCTGTGGCTCCCATCACAATAAGTGGTGCCATAGTTCCAAGAGCTCCAAGTGCAAGACCTAATCCTAACATTGCGGCCCCACCTAACTTAACTTGTTCAAAATCAATATCTGTAAATAATCTTAAAGCTAATGCAAATGGTACGAGTGCTATACCCATAACTGACATAGCTGCGGCTCCCATCACAATAAATGGTGCCATCATTCCAAGAGGGATGAGTGAAAGACCTAATCTTAACATTGCAATTCCACCTAACTTAACTTGCTCAAAATCAATATCTGTAAATAATCTTAAAGCTAATGCAAATGGTATAAGAGCTATACCCATAACTGCCACAGCCGCAGCTCCGGCTATAATAAATGATGCCATCATTCCAAGAGCTCCAAGTGCTAAAGCAAATCCTATCATTGTAACTCCACCCAATGCAACTTGTGCAAAATCAATTCCCGTAAACATTTGTAATGCGAATGCAAATGGGATAAGTGCAATCGACATAATTAACATTGCGGCCGCCCCTTGTATTAATTGTCCTTTCAACTGACCAAGTATGGCAAGTACAAGAGTTAATCCAAGTAAAGTTACTCCTGCCTTTGCTATTGCTGGCCAAGTAACTTTTCCAAACTCTTGAAGTGCTTTCGCGGCGACCCACATGGCAGCGGCCGCTATTAATAGTGCGGCGGCACCTTGTATCATTTTTTTACCATCAATCTTTTCCATAAATCCAAATCCACCTTTTCCACCTTTTTTACCACCTTTTGATTTTGAAGTTTTTGGTTTTTTAACCGCTTTAGTTTTATCTGCTCTCTTTCCAAATCTTTTATCTGGTTTACCACTCTTTGTCAAAGGTACATCATCACCGCCCATACCCACCTTTTCCTTTATCTTGTCTGTAATACCACCACCCATAAGTCTCTCTTTTAGACCTGTAACCATTCCTTTGGCACCTTCCATCATTCCACCAGACATTGCTTCACCAGTTAATTTTGACTTCATCCATATAGCGGTCATCAAACCTAAAATTACACCAAGTACAGTTCCTAACATTGGAACTTTTTTATTAAGTTCATTAAATAACATCCCTATACCAGTTATAACTGTCAATGCCAATGTTATTGGCCAAAATGCTACTGCAAGAGCTACTCCAAGACCTACCACAACAGGAAGTAATGCCTTTCCAACACTTAAAAATCCAGTCCATGCTTTTCCAAGCCACTCCATCACTTTTGCCATCTTATCTCGATGTGCCTTTTCTGCATCAGTCATATTATTTAATTTATCTTGGTTAGCAACCATCTTACCTAATTCAGATACACTAACACCAAATGCTGCTGCTAATGACTTTCTCTGAACTACATTTAATTTTTCAAAGTCTGCAGCCGAACCAATCTGTTTAGTAACCTCTTTTTGCATTCCTTCTAAATCACCAGCTAATGCTAATTCTCGTGCTTTATCTGTATTAATTGCCCTGCCAGTTAACATACTTGCTTCCATTTGTGCTTCAATAGATGATTCAAAATCTAATAAACTATCTGCTATCTGTTCAACGGCTGCCATATCTAATCCAAGTTTTCTTGCTGCTATAGCGGCCTTAAATACATTTTCACCACCTTTTTTTGCAAATCCAGCAAATGCATCGGCTGATCCGGCAACATCATTCATAACTGCGGCTGGTGCTACACCACTGGCTCTGGCCAATAATGCGACTGATTCCATTTGTGATGTGGCCGCATCAAAACTTGATGCTCCAACTGCCATCATTTGAGCTGCCAATATACCCGTGTTTTCACCACTAATACCATATAATGCAGTTAACTGAGTCATCGCAGAAAGATTTTCAGATGTTACTGATGACAATCCACCCATATTATCACGAATACTATCTGATATTCCAGCTACATCTTCAGCACTAACTCCTAATAAAGAAAATTCCATTGCCGTGGAATTTATTGAATTTTGTAATTTTCCTGCTTCAGCGACTGTTACTCCTAATTCTTTTCTGGTATCCATCATACCACCAAAAAACATTTCTGCAACTTTAGCGGCTAACAATATAATACCCACAACCACTAAAAGTGGTCCCGCCATAGCAACTGGCATTCCAGTAAGTTTATTAAGTCCCTCTCCCATTGCACCAACAGCTTCTTTTGCAGAACCCATAATATTAGTAAATGTTGTCATTCCATCATTCAAAGTCAATACAGCTTCATCATCTCCAGCCACTAACTGACCAGTTGATAAATCTCTAAATCTTTTACCAGTTTTTTCTCCCGCTTTATCAGATTTTAATGCAAATGCCTCCATTGCTACCGTTGGTTCTGAAAACATACCTAATAGGTTTTTTTGTACAGTATCTCCAAACTTATTACCAACTCCTTCCAAATCAACTAAACTCGATACCAATCCTCCAAACGGTAATGCTTCCATTACACCTTTTAATTTATTAAATGGTCCTAAAATTAATTCAGAAGAAGCTGCTATCTGATTATTCATAATTCTCATTTGGTCTGCCGCGGCAACATTTCTTTCAGCGGTTGCAACCATTGATTCGCTGGCCGCCTCCATTTCTTCCATATCCCCCTGCATTTCTTCAATAGACGATTGCATTGTTTTATATTCATCAGATAATGGATTTATTAACTCAAGTTCTTTTAACATAAACTTTATTTTCTTCTTCATATCAGGTAATGTAACTGACTTTATCAATTTTGCCTGTTTAACAGAAGTGTCATATAATTCATTTGCCTTATCAACACTAACACTAAAACCAGATGTACCTATTTTACCATAAGATAGTGCCATTTCACCGGCGAGTCCAACACTCTGCGACTGTAGATCATTTATGTTATTAAAACCCTCTCCCATTGTCATTGTTGCCTCTTTAAATCTACTATCAAGGCCGGTATACACTTCTAACAGTTTTTCTGCTTCCTTTATGGTTTCAGGAGGAAGGGACGAATCTTCTGAAGCTTTGGCTAATTCTTCTATTTTAGATGACATAGCACTTGTTGTCGCTTCCATATTTTCACTGCCACCCTGTAAATACATTTCGGCTTTCTCAGCGTTCATTGCAATGTCATCCATTAACGAAGCAAAACCTGTGTAGGTGTCTTTCATTTCAACCCCACCTCTTACCATAGGTTGCATATTTGAAGCTGCTATCTTAAAAGCATTGGAAAGTTGAAAAACACTTCTACCATTCCTTTCAACTCTTTTACCTATATCTTCTTGAAGTGTGGAAACACGACTTGCGACTCCAAGATATGCGAGTTCAGCTTTATCTCTATCGGCCGCTGCTTTACCCTCTAACTTAGCAATACGTTTTTTACGATTTTCTAACTCTTGTAACTGTCTGAGCTCTGCATCTCCCCAGTCTTTTGTTTCTTTCTTGAGATTGGCAATATCTTGCTCAACTTTTCTTCGTTCTTTAAGTAATTTTAATGATTCTTGGGCCATAATATATTATTGGTTTATTAAAACCTACCAAATTTCTTTTTATTTTTCTTGTTAATAGCAGCTCTTTTTCTAAGTGATTTATCAAGTTTCACAGAAGCTTTTTGAAAATCGCTGGTTGCTCTGGCCAGAGCAGGATTATCATTAACAAGCATATCAATTGCTTTACTTGTTCTTCTACTTATAATTGACTGTAATATCTTAGTTAAAATACCTTCAACTAATTGATCTTCTGTTAATTTATTTTTGGACGAAGCCATTTTCTTTCTCCTACATCTGATTTTATTTTATGATTTCCCTTGGTTAAACAGGATGTTATAACTCAATAATAAATATCATATATAAGAAAAAATGTTAGCCTCGGGGGATACCTGGTCGTGAAATACCAGATTTTTTCTTAGATGATTTATCGTATTCTTTCTTTTCTTCTTCGTAGAATTTTGATGCGCTTTCGATGTAAAATCGGCGCAGATAGGTTGGCATGTTATACACTTCGGTAAAGTTAAATCCTCCTTTCCCGTGGAAGCACAGGGAGAAGACTTGTGAATGTATGGCGGGCTTATCTTCTGCCCGCAGGCCAAAAAAACTCAACATCTAATGGGATGTCCATCGTTGTATCTTCACCAGTAGAATCACTGGTAAAAGTAAACGACATATCCACATCAGGTGTGATTTCTATAAGATATTCCCTAAATGCAAGGGAATCACGAGATAGTAATTCATTCTCCACGAACTCATTAACTCGTTTTTGTGATGTGTCACCATCAACTGAAATAATTGCCTTTTTCAATCTTGTAGTAATTTCTGATGTGATGCCACTCTCTTTAGAAAATTTCTTGTATGCTTTTAATTCAGCATCAATTTCTTTTTCTTCTTTGTGTGTTAATAGACGAAACATAATTTTAATCTTGGAAGCCGGTAAATCAAATTCAAATTCATTTTTACCACCTTTGAATAACTTCTCATCAACAACTTTATCTTCAATCTGAGTTAAATCAAAAGTTTCTTCTTGTTTATCTCCTGTCGAAGGATCAGTAAGTTGAACTGTATAATCTTTACCATATCCAAGTATTCTTGTTGCAATCATAATTGCATTTTTATCACCTAACAATAAATCATTGAGTGATACACTTTCATCTATAATAACAGATTCCAACAATTTATCCAAAACAATTCCTTTCTGAATAAGATTACGAGAAGTTAGAATATCTTCCTCTTTAGCGGTCATATACTTTAACTCAATTGTTCCACCTGCCAGTGGTGAAGCCTTGGGATAAAGTAATCCCTTAGAAGGCAAATCAACTACCTCTGTTGGAAACTGGCGTTTTTCTTCTGCCATGTTTTTTCTCCTTGTATTTTTTTATTGAATAGTGTTTAGTAACCTATACAATATAACCAATTATAAAACTTTACTGGGTATCAACTAAGATACCCAGTTTAAAATATTACTTGCCGTGGAATTATGCTTTTCCAACAGCGTCACGAACTCCGTACAAACCAAATGCTGCGAGTAATGTCCAAACAACTTCAGGTACTGCTTCTACAACACCTGCTGCTTGAAGTACACCAACAACACCAGCAACTACTGATGTCCATACTGTCTTTGACTTCCACCATTGCTTATCTGCTATGACTGCCATAATTGACTCCTTTTATTATTTATTTTTATTAGAATTGTAATATTGCGTAATCGTATCTAAGTGTCAAGGTTACATCAACTGGGTCTGTTGCGTTTGCCCAATCTAAATCACCAAATGTTGCGTTGGTAATCCATGTACCTTTAAGTGTCCACTCTTCAACCTTATCACCTACTGGTCCTAATACATTAATGGTTACATCCTTCTTATAAAAGTCTGTATAACCATCTCGACCTGTTACTGATTCGTGAGATAAACGAACCCATTCCATAACTGCCTGTGCGGCAGATGGTACAACAGGATCATAAAGTGTAATTTCTAATTCTTCCCAAGAACCCTTACCTTTAACATATCGTTTTACGTTAATGTGGTCAAGTTCAATAGTTTCAAATGCAATTGTAGGTCTATTCGCCGTCTTAATAAGATAAGCGGGAATACCTTCAATATACATGATGTACCGGTTTTTAGTTTTCGGTTCAAACGGTGTGAACATTATTTCAGAAGGATCTAATAAGTCTGGCATCTTTAATCTCCAATATAAGTTTTTAATTCTTCAACTATAAATATCAAATTTCTAAAAAATCATCATATTCATTTTTCATAGTTTTTTAGAAGTTTTATTTCCATGTCATATATAAATATATCCAGCAACAAAAAACCCCTCAAAAAAGAGGGGTTTTTTATTTATTAATCTATGTGATTAAACTTACGCTGGGAAAGTTGCTCCCGTTGGAAGTACCACGAAGTCAAGTACAATAAACTCTGCGGTTCTTGTAGGTTGGATAAATATCTGACCAACAAGTTGATTTCTATCAATCACATCAGGTGTGTTATTGGAATCATCCATAACTACCTTAAATGCTGATAGACCACTATTAGATTGTACTGATTCTAAGAACGGATTCACAATGTTCAAGAAACGATTTCTTGTTGCTGCCGTGTTCTGTTCAAAGACTAAGTATCTACTTGACGAAGCGATAAACTTCTTCAGTTTAATTAACAATCTCCGTACATTAACCCTATCAAGTGCTGATGGACGACCTTGTAAGGTCTTTTGTCCCCAAACTACTACACCTTGACCTGGGAATGAAGCGATTGGATTAACTCGTGCTTCATAGAGTTCATCTCTTTCGTCATGAGTCAATCTTGTTTGTGCTTCAAGTACAGTTGTTAAACCACCACGATTTAAACCAGCTGGTGCGAACCATTCGTGTGCTACTTGGTCTGTAAATGCTATTACTCCAGGTAGTACAACTGATGGTGGGACCCAAACTGGTAATGCTGTATTCCTATCAACAATCTTTACCCAAGGATAATAGGTTGCTGCGTAGTTTGTATCAAGTGCGGCTACTGCTGCGGTAGCATCTGCTATGTTTCCACCGTGTTTACCACAATCAAATACATAGAATGCATCACCACGTTCTTCACACTTGGCTATTGCATGATTTGTAATCTTTGGATGTAAATCATGAATAATACCAGGTGTTATTAACATATTGATATCAAACTCATCAGGATTACTTACTGCGTTAATTGCTTTCTTGTAAGCCACTGCTCCAGTTGCTGTTGCACTTGAAATGTTAAACCCTTGTGTGTTTGTTGCTGAAATACTTGCTCCTGTCAATTTCGGATTTGCTGGGTTATCACCATCGAATCCACCTTGAAATGGAACAATAAACTTCCGTTGTTTCAAGTGTGATGTAGTCAATGAAATAGACGAAGCTGTAGATGCATAATCAGTTCCTTCTGTTGTACCCAAAACTGATGCATCATCATGTCCATTCATATCTTCCAAACTCATACTTGTATTTGTTCCACCTGTAAATGCATTGGTAGGACATAAATACTGTTCTGCATCTGCATTTCCATAATCATGACCATAAAGTACATTACTATCAAACTCACCTTGTGCGTTTGATTGAGTTACTTTAAATGGCCATGCTGGCATATTAGCATCATTTAACGGTGCTTGAATTGACGCGTGTCCCATTGGAACTAATACCTTTGGAATTGAACCATCAGAAATAGCAGCGAAATCGGAAAGATAAATATATTTAGATCTATTATTCCAATCACCATTATAAGTGAGTTTTCCAGTAGCAGCAATACTTACATACCTATCTCCAATCCTACGAGCGAAGAAATTCGTACTCTTAGGATCAAAATTAAGTCCATCAAATTGTTCTACAATATTATCTGTTGTTAATCCATTATCATCCATACCAGTTTGTCTTACTTGAAGTGTAAATTGTCCATAATCACTACCTGCAATTGTTCCTGCTCTCTTTACATTCAAAATAGCAATTTTATATTTATTATTTACATTACTACCGTGTGAACGTGTATTAACCTTAAAAAGATTATACCTTGCATTATTAATCAACTGTGATTGAATATATGGAGTTGATGCATTTGCATAACTAACATCTGTAAAATCACCTATACCTCCATACGTAAGTGAACCAGTATGGTCTGCTGAAGTTCCTGTGCCCCATCCATATGAACTCTGATGATACTTAAAGTTCTTATACAAGTATACGGATACAGTTGAAGTTCCTGATTTCTGTACTAACGGATCCGAACTGATTACTTGATCAATATAATCTGCACTTGAAGTGTTAAATGATATTGTATAATTAGCTCCAGATGTACCAGAACCACTAACAGTTAATGTTTGTGAAGTATATGCAGATTCAGGTGAAGCGAGTGAGCAAGATATTAAATTAGCTGTTCCGTTTGAACCACCTCTCGATGGTGCCAATACTGCTACAGTTCTATTAATTGATGCCACTGAACTTGAAAGACCAAGTGCGACAAAATCTGGTGTGTATCCACCTGTATTAAGAACACGAACAATCGTAACTGTTCCTGCACTCTTTAAATATTGTTCTACCGCGTACGGCGTGTAATATCGAGAATCCGTAGATCCAAACATTTCTTCAAACTCTGAGAAATTACTAATTGCTGTTGGAACAAATGCGGGACCCTTAACTGTTGGTCCAACTATACATGCTCCAATGGCTGCAATTCCTGCAGGTAGAAATGATAAATCCCGTTCACGAGTAAATACACCCGGACTTACGATTCTTTCTCCCATTGTTTTTCTCCTATTATATGTTAAAGAATTAGTCTAAATAACTAAATTATATTTGTGTAATTATTTCAACTATAAATATAAAGTAACTTTCTCAAACGATATGTTTGAGGGAGACTATTTTAAACAGTTTCTGATGCTTCTGTTACTTGGGTAGTTGTTGGTGCTGGTGTAAAAACTCCCGTTGCGGGGTCTAAATTACCAGGACCATACTTTTCATTCAACGATTTAACAATATCTTGTTCCTTCTTTTGTAACTCAGAATAATCACTTTCCATCTGAATTTCAGTTGCATCAAGTGCATCTAATTGTTGTTGAACTAAAAGTTTCTGTACCTTTAATTGTCCAAATTGAGCTGATTTTTCAGAATAACCATCTTGTAACTCACGTAGTGATTGTAATTCTTCATCACTAAATTTAGTTTCTGATGGGGTTGTCTTTTCTTGTACCTTTTTAGCTAAATTGGATTCTTCTTTGACAGCCATAACTTTTTCTCCTTATTATTGTTTATAACTAACTATACTATAAGTATCAAGTAAATTACTCTAATTCACTTTTTTCTTTAAATTTTCTACTTCTTGTTTTAATTCTTTTATGGATTCTACTAATAATGGAATTAATCGTTTGTAATCAACTCCTAAATAACCACTTTTTCTCTTTACTACTACTTCTGGTAAAACTTTTTCTACCTCTTGTGCTATAACTCCAACATCGTGTCCTCTTTCTCGTGCCCAACCAGGTGATTTTTCATTCCAATCAAACTCTACACCCCGAATGTCACCTATCTTATCCAATGAACCTTTAATAACTTGTATATTGTCTTTAAGTCTTATATCAGATGAATTATATGCTACAACATCACCATCTGCTAATACATCTTCACCAATATGTGCATCTTTAGCAATAACTAAATGACCAAACGAACC